TCTTGCCGTGCCGCATCTTTGAGATGACCGGCGGCTGAAGCTCCATCATCCTAGCCAACGCTGCATCTGTGCCTAGATTGAATCGCTCCAGCAGGTGGTCGATAAGCGCGTTTGATTGTTCTCGCATGGCTCACCTCAGAAGGGAACGTCCGTATCGTCAACGGGAGTAGGAGCAGGAGCGGGTTGCTCTGGCTTCTTCCAAGTGTTGACCTTGAGAGAGAAGTAGGTGCCGTAGTTCCCGTCGTTCTGCCACGCGTCCAGCTTGATGAGAAGCTCATCCTCGTCTGTTGCTTCCAGCAAGCTCTTGACGTACTGGCGCTCCAGTATCAGTTCGCCGTACAGGTCTGGTGACTTAGGATGAAGCTTCTTCTTGCTGTAGTTCAGCTTGCCGGTGTTAGGATTACTCGCCATCTTTGAATGCTCCCTTGTAAGTGCTGAAGGTGGCCAGCATTTCCTTGTAGGCTTCTGGATCCAGCTTCTCAATCTTCTGGTAGATATCAATGTTGGTACGCCAGATGTCTAGCACCTGCTGCCGAGACTCAGCAACGTCCAGCGCTGTGACTGTCGACTCCACCACCACAGCCAACCAGTCCTCAAAGTTGGTGCCGGGATCGGCAGATACTTTGATCTGCCATTCCTTGTCCTTGCCCTCCATGTGCTTGGGTAGGACAGGAGGTTTCGGAGGTTCTGGAGGTTTTGCTACGACCTTCGGCGCAACGACAGGTGGCCTAGCAGAGTTGGCATCGTCATCTTCTGGCGCGATACCGCAGGCTGCCATCAGGCTATAACGGCGGGCATAACTCAAGGCGCTGCCAAAACCCTGGGCATCCTGCTTGGACGCTGGCATGAACAGACTGCCGCCGGAGATCTGCTCCCCTGACTCATGGATGAAGGTGGTGGAAACCTTTACACCGGCCTCATGCTCCTCTGTTAACTGCATCAGGTAGATGTTGTTGTTGTTCAGGGCATCAATCACCGCCTCGATGCAGGCCGACAGATCAGCATACTTGCTGCGGAAGTGTGGGTTGGTGCTGGTCTTTAGCGCGGGTCCAAACTCCCGCTGCGCCTTGACCAGTGCGCTGGCAATGGCTTTCATTGTTTCTCCCTAGATTGTTATTAGTTGCAAGTGGTAGTGCAGGAACCGGCGTAGCAGCAGGTTGTACAGAAGGTGCAACGCCCACGGCTGTCGCAGAACGTGTTGGAAGTGCAGCTGGCGTACACCATGGATGCCGTAGTAAGCGCCCAGATAGCGATTAGATATTTCATGACTTCTCCCTTTGGTAACGTTGGTACTGCTCACAAAATGGGGCGACCTGACAGAAAGACTCACAGCGCGTCCTGCCACCCTCGCGGGTTTCGATGAAGTGCGTACCTTTCTGCTCGGCCAGGTACGCTTCGGCCTCCTGCTTAAACAGAAATACTTTCTTTGCCCGCTTGCCAAACTCGCGCATGACTGCGTAGGTCGTGGGCTTCTCCCACATTTCTTCCGGTGTACACGCTGGCATCTCACCGCTGACGGCCGAGAAGTTCGCCTCGTTGTGCATGTTCAGCCGGTCACGAATGTAGTTCTCGCGGGCGAGTCCTTCCCACAGCGGGATGTCAATTACCACCACCGGTGCTTGCGGGTAAGTCTCTTTGTTTGCCGCTTCTCTACGGCTCCAATCCCGCACGATGCCGACGATCTTCAGGCCAGTGACAGGCACAGACTTCACACGCTCGACCAGCCATGCGTAGATGTTCAGCTGGTCTATCCATTCGGTCTTCTCCTGCTGTACTGCCCACGCGGAGGTGACCTTGTAGTCGCTGATGACTACGCTGCCGTCAGACTGGTATTCCTGCAAGTCAATCTGGCCAGAGATGCTCCAGTTGTTGAACTGCGTGAACAGCCGTTCTTCCACGACGTGGTTGTCATCCTTGCCGTGTTGCAGGATGTTGTGGACTGCTGACCCGAACAGGGACCAGACCTGATCTGCTGCGTCTACTTCGATCAGGTCAGAATATTGCCGTCGTAATTGAACTATTTGCGGTGGCGAAAGAATCTCCGTGACGGATATCTCGCTGCTGCCCTTGCTGTACGTCGGCCGCTGTATCACGTTCACGAATGTCTGCGGCAGGTTGTGCTTGTTGGTTAGATTCATTTGTCGTGTCCTTCTGAGCGGCTTTCAATAACTTTCTGGTGTTCCGGTCTTTGCGCCAGAGCTTGGCAAGTTGATCCTTCGGACAGCCAAGCGCTTTCGCTATCTTGGACAGGTTGACGTAGGTTGGAATTGCTTTACCAGATTCCCAGTTGCTTATGCACGGCTCTGACAGATCCATTATCTTGCCCAGCGCCTTCTGAGATATGCCGATGACCAAACGCTTTTCCCGGATGTATTGGCCAAGAGATAAGTTCTTGGTAGCCCTGACTAGCTTGGGCTTCTCTAGCTTCTTCACTTCTTCCCACAGCGCTTCGTGGACAACCTCCACCTTTGGCTTGTCCTCCCAGTTCACCTGGCCGACTAAGAACTCGTGCTTGCGGCCGATCTCGTGAACATCTGAGTAAATCCGGTTGACGATCTCATTCTTCGCGTCTGGACTGACTGGCACGAACGAGGCCAGCTCAACGGTTAAAACAATCTTCTCCGTGATGATGCTCATACATTCTCCCTTTCATCTGTTGTACTCCCGAATAGAATACTATTGCTACATCTAGTCTATGTCAACAGGTTTATTCATACCAGAACAATGTGTTGCCATGTAGGCAAAGGGTGGTAACGGTTACCACGTTGCCAGATTAGGCCGATGGTGATATCGTTTGTCCGTCCGCGATACTCCCTTCGCGGCTTCTTCGCAGCGGCAACTTCCCCCAGCCACTCCCCTTGCTGGGGGTTTTTTTTGCCATAGGGTGTTCTGGTATAATCGCTTGCGTTGGTGTGGCAGTGCTAACTGCACACGGGTTACCTTTCCTAACCGCCTAGTGGCGTACCCCTGCCGGATCCTTGTGATTGGGCGTGGCAGTCACACCAACAACCAACACAGTCCAACAAAGTCCGGTTGCACGGAATCTCATCCTGTCTTATCATGGCGGCGTCAGAGGTGGCACTCTGTCATGCCTTGTCAGGGCGAAGCAATACAACAACCCCAGTCAGTTTAGGTGGGGCATGTGTAGTTCAGTTATATATCTCTGCGAAAGCAGGGAAAGTCCCTGACAGGATATGACTGAGTTGCCCATGCCAAGGGCCATGCCCCACCTAAGTTGTCTGGGGTTTTTCTTTGGTGCTGACTGTTTGATGGTGGTGAATGCGTAGGCTGATGCGCGGATTGGATTGCGTGACCTCCTAGACTGTTCTAGCGCAATTCATTTAGCAAAGCCGGAGATCAGCACCGGCCACCACCATCAAGCAGTTAGCCTCTGACCGCACCGACCGCGTAGCAGAGAGCCTGCATGGGCTGCCGTCGAGAAAACACTGGCCGAGGTCTGACCCGCCTGCGAGCCACGCCACCTGTCAGTGAGGGATGGCACAAGAGGGAAGGGCCAGTGGTGAGACATACCTTCCATCGAGATAATCGCTGCCTTCTGGGATTGCTAGGATCAGCCATAGCTGTATCTGGGCAGGCGTGATACCCCCCAACAGTGCTGCGCAGGGGAGGGGCTATCACCCATGGGGAACCTAAACGCGGAACTCACAATAGACGGGTGTTGACAGGAATCATGTGTTGTACTATCCTAGATGTAGTAGCACAGTGGATTACTAGATATAGGGAGGTCGTGATGCGGGAAGAAGTCTTGAGACTGGCGGAGCTTGCGGGCATCCTGCCGTGGGTGAAGCACGAGTGGACGGGGAAGCAGTTCGTTCACACAGATGAGGGCATGGAGGGCGATCTCGCCTGTCTGATGCAGTTCTACACGCTGACTGTGGAGCAAGAACGGGAGCGTGCGGCGATGCTCTGCCATACCTGCCGTGAACTGCGGCCAGACGAGATAGCGGAAAGGATAATAGGACGATGATTCAATTTCACAGATACCGAATACCTGGCGAGCCGGTCGGCTTCGTCGAGGACATCCATGAGCTGGTGGATCTGATGTGCAAGCAGCAGTTTGCACAGCTCTATGCTGGCATCGACAAGACGCTGGAGATGGCCAAGAACTACCGGCAGACCGACCGCATGGCTGCCATCCTCGCGCGTATGGCGTACTGGGGCGGCTTTGAGTGGGAAGAGATTGACCCTTACCTGCCAGACCAGCTGCCGAGAAACTTCCTGCTGAAGCAGGAGATCGTCGGCTGTTTGGGATTCGAGCGGGCTGCGCGTCGGTACAACATCGACGAGGATCAGTACTACCTGTACCAAGGCTTTGCCCGCCAGACAATCACGCCCGGAGGCAGGGCTTTCCATGGCCATGTTAGCTACCGGCCACGCAATTCTGGCCTCTTCTCCATCATTGAGAACATCATTGCTGCGGCTATCGACGCAGAGCTGAGGGGCTTCCAGTTGCGGGTGGATCTGTCTGGCAACTGGTGGAGCTACGACGAACCTTTCGAGGAGATCTTTGCCGATGTCTTCGAGTTCACCAAGGGTGACCTGCCGATGGTCGTGTTCGAGGATATGCGGGAGCGTATGCTGAACCTGCCGGACGAGATGGCTGCGGAATACGCCGATCTCAAGGAAGGTTGGTATCGGGAGGTCGCCTACGCCATCAATACCTACGCAGGTTCTGAGTACCCTGATGACGTTGGCACCATGTTCCTGCGGGGTGGTGACAAGCTACGCACAGAGACGATCCTGCCGCCGCTGCGGACTATCCTGAACGATCTGGATTGGATGGGGCGCTTCGTGCGGGAGCGGCATCTGTTGTCGGATGATCCAACACTCGGCACGACAATTAAATCCTGCATGAACGTCGTTGACCGTAGCGATCAGCTCCCCGGCGGGTATCATCACCTGCCCAACAGAAAGGTATCGTGCATCCCGATTCTTGAACACTTCGTCGCCATGACCGAGGCGAAGTTGAACTTCTCTTGTCCGTCGGCCAACTTGGTGAACGCTGCCAACTGGTGCCGGATCGACACCGAGAACATCAGTCGGTCTAACCCAGTGTGGAGGTACTTGCTGATATGAGCTGGCTCGACTTGGTGATGCACATCCCGTTCGTGGCGGGCGCGTTGATCGGAGCAGGTATCACGCTCGCGATCGTGGTGATTGCAGTTTGCAAACTTATAGGTGACGACGAATGATAATTTCTCTAGACAAAATAATCATCGACGCGGGTACACAGTCCCGTGAGAAGATGGATGAAGACGTAGTAGCGCGGTATGCCGACCGCATGAAAGACGGAGATGTATTCCCGCCTGCAATCGTGTTTCCCCGTGGCGACGGATACTACTGGCTAGCAGACGGGTTCCACCGTTACTTCGCCCGCCGTCGGATCAAGGCACCGAACATCGAGTGTGATGTAAGGGAAGGCACGTTGCGGGACGCTACGCTGTTTGGTATCGGCGCGAACAACAACCACGGCCTACCACAGAGCAATGCTGACAAGCGCAGGAATGCAATCAAAATCCTGACTGACCCTGAATGGGGTGAGATGTCTGACCGCAAGATCGCAGAGCTGCTGGGCGTGAGCCACGTGTTTATCTCCAAGCTGCGCAAGGAGTTAGCAGAAAAGAAAGGTGGTAACGTTACCACCACGCAAGAACCGCGCCAGCCCAAGCCGCCGAAAGAACCGGATCCTGTGGCTGAGTTTAGCGAGAAGGAGGTCGAGCGCGAAATGATGGTCGCTGCGATGGATCAGTTGCGAGAAGAGAACGAAGAACTGCAAGATCAACTTACAGCTGCGATGGCTGGTGGTGATGACATAGAAAAGCAGAAAGCCCAGTCGATCATTGCAGATTTACGCGCTCAGATCAGGATTCTGGAGATAGAATTAAAAGCGGTGAAGAGTAGCCGCGATCAGTTCCAAGCGGAGAATGCACAGCTGATGAAGCAGGTGCAGATCATGCAAAAGAAACTGAAGAAGCTAGAGCAGTAAGCCCAAGCCAGCGGGTAAGTGCTGGCAGAGAAAAGGGGATGTATGTCACTCAATCTTCGCTCTTATCAAGAGCAGACTTTGATCGCCCTGCGTGAAGGATTTGCAAAGGGCAAACGCGCACAGATTCTCTACGCTCCCACGGGCGCAGGGAAAACCGAGATGGCAATCGAGCTGATGCGCGCGACCAAGGCCAAAGGTAACAAGGCGGCCATGCTGTTGGATCGTATCGTTCTGTGCGATCAAACTTCCAAGCGACTAGAGAAATACCAGATCGACCACGGCGTGATGCAGGCAGGTCATTGGCGGTATCGCCCATATGAACCCATCCAAGTGTGCAGCGCGCAGACGTTGGAGAAGCGCGGCACGTTTCCAGGATTGAACCTTCTGATCGTGGATGAGGCGCATCAGACGCGCGAGCAGACGATGGAGTTCATCAAGAACAATCCTGACGTTCGTGTGATCGGGCTGACTGCAACGCCCTTCACGAAGGGGTTGGGCAAGGTTTATGACAACGTGGTCAGCACCGTCACGACGAAGCAACTTGTCGAGCAAAAGATTCTTGTGCCGTTGAGGGTGTTTGTCGCCAAAGAAATTGACATGACTGGCGCTCGGAAAGTTGCAGGCGAATGGTCGCAGCAGGAAGCTAGCACTCGCGGCATGAAAATCACCGGCGACATTGTGTCAGAGTGGATTGAGAAGACGCTTGAGATATTCCGCAAGCCGATGAAGACCATCGTGTTCGCATCGGGTGTAGATCATGGCGTTCATCTGGCAAGGAAGTTTCAAATCGAGGGATATAACTTCATCTGCATCAGCTACAAGGATGACGAAGAGTGGAAGAAGAAGGTCATCGAGGACTTCAGCAAGCCAGATACAAAGATCCAAGGTCTGATCGCAACGGACATATTGACGAAGGGATTCGACGTACCCGACGTTGCTATCGGCATCTCGGCTCGGCCATTCTCGAAGAGTTTGTCATCACACATACAACAGATGGGCAGGGTGATGCGCGGCTGCGAGGGCAAAGAGTTTGCCGTCTGGCTGGATCACTCGGGCAACTACCTGCGGTTTCGCGAAGACTGGGAAGAAGTATTTGACCAAGGTGTTGATGAACTTGATGAGGGCAAAGAAAAGGCAAAGCGCGAACCGTCTGATAAGGTCAAAGAGGATAGTAAATGCCCGAAGTGTAGTGCGCTGTGGCCTCGAGGCTCTGATACCTGCTACAACTGCGGCCATGTGAAGGAGAAGAAGAACCAAGTCATTGCTGTGCAGGGTGAAATGGTAGAACTTACTGGCACCGCGACGCGCGAGAGTAAGCAGGACTTCTGGAATCAGATGGTCTGGCTCATGCGCTATCAAAACTGGAACAAGGGTAGGGCTGCTCATACCTACAAGGATATGTTCGGTGTATGGCCGCGCAACCTGGCAGACAACAGGCCAGAAGCGCCGTCACAAAAGACAATGAAATTCATCGACAAGAAACTGCGCGAGTTCCGCAAACAGACAAGGGGATACTAATGGACTTCATCGACTTCGCAAGATCACATGGCATCATCATTAACGACCTGCCACCTATCGGCCAATGGAAACGTTACCCAACAGAAGATCACCCGCACAAAAAGAACGGCGCTTGCAAGTATCTGGGTACGCACGGATTCGTGCAGAACCATGCGACCAGCACCGTCGTTAGTCTGTGGAAGCCTGACTCAGTCAACCAACCTGTGGACATGAGAGCGATCATCATCGGCCAAGCGAAGGCCGAGCGTGAGCGCACGAAGCTTGCAAGCGAGGCGGTGAGCAAGGCAGTCAGGATGCTGAACGACAGCGGCTACAGTTCCCACGAATACCTGACGGCCAAAGGCTTTCACGATGAGCAGGGTAGCGTGCTGAAAATAGAGGGCAAGCCTGTCCTGCTGATACCGATGAGGTTGGGCAAGTCGCTTGTAGGATTGCAGCAGATATGGCCAGACGGAACCAAGAAGTTTCTGTACGGTCAGCGCACAAGCGGTGCGACCTTCAGCTTTGACAATAAGGGAATGAATATTGTGTGCGAAGGGTACGCCACCGCTTTGTCGGTTCGGGCGGCCATGAAGCAGCTGAAGCGCAGGTATACGATTCACGTTTGCTTTTCAGCGGCCAACATGGTGAAGGTAGCCGCGGGTCTGGAGCCTGGGCTTGTGATTGCAGACAATGACGCAAGCGGCACGGGACAGGCCGCGGCCGCAGAGATTGGGTGGCCGGTTTGGATATCGGATCAAGTTGGCGAGGATGCCAACGACTACCACCGGCGTGTTGGGCTGTTCGCTTTTAGTCAAGGCTTGAACAATTCAATGCTCGGCATCGGTGTGCTGGGGCATGGCTAGGGTCAGGTCCCCGTGGGTGAAGGGTTGGATAGTTGCCAACGACTCGATGATCTCCACGCCCAGCGCAAGGCATCGGTCACCTTTGCCTGTGTAGTCGGAAATCACCCTGACCTGACCATCCTCGGACTCGATCAGGTACAGGGTGAACATCTTGCGGTTAGTCATACGATTGCCAATTTACCATGACCGCTCGGGTAATTTGACGCTTGCCATCGTCATGCTGATAGGTATCAAAATGCACTTCGTCAGTATCATCCAATGAATACCACCACTCCGCAGACACTTTTTCCCCAGTAAACCAGGGAGTGGTGATCCACTCGCCGGTAGCGGGATCGGCAATTACGCTAAACACTTCGTATGTTTCCATGGCAATCCCCTTTTAGTTTGTGTCAATTTGAACGTGACCGATACGGATCACGCCGTGTTTTGATTCGACGCTGAAGTCCTCGCCGAACTTGATGAAGTGTCCCCATGATGAATCGTCCTGAACTTCTGGCTGTAAATCAGACACTCGGACGCACCCGATTGATCCTGAGTCCACCAAGTAATTGCCGCCGCAAGACCCTTCGTAAACACCGTCACCGTAGGCCGTTTGGATCACGGCAACCCGCCGCCCGTCCGGTAATTCGAATTCACCGTCAAGCGGCTGATAACCGCCACACCGCAGATCACAAAGCCTGTCCCATGTGGCATCGTCAAGCACATAACAAAGGTCTCCAACGTAGTACTCACCCTTTTTCATCATAGCAACCCCCTTCAATAAATTTAATCAGCTTCTGCCCTTTGAATATTAAATCGTCGATTTCGTTGAACCGCATCAGCGCTTGCCATTCACTATCGGCGGCAATGCATAGCCGCCCGAACCGGTTTACGGACGGCTCGAAAAAATAAAATTCATACACTTCAAGCATGGCAACCCCCTTTTAGAATTGGTGTGCTGTACTAGCAGACGCGCAGAACATAATGCGCTTGTGTCGGACCTGATATGTCAGTTGATTCACCGATCAGCAAATCGGTGACGCATTCAATATCGTCGGCCGAATAGCCGTTGTCCTTGTTGAAGAAACTACCGTCATGAATTTCTGTAACGAATTTGTCCGTTGAAACATTCCAAACGCAAACGAATTGCTCATGGCCGTACATTTGATTTTTTTGCATGATTAATCCCCTTTTAAATAGTGCAGCAACCGCAGCAGGGCGCGTCCTCGCAACGCCCCCGCGCGTTTCGATAGAACTCGGTCGGACCGTTGTCACCGTACAGCGTGACGGTATCAATCCGGACGGCTTTCCGCTTTAACAGTACGGCTTTCCCCTTTTGCCATTGGATAACATCACCGGCTAGGATTCGAGCGCCGGTAGCCGCGCAAAAACCGGCATATCTGGCTGTGATTGTTCGCGCGTTATTCATGTTCAATTCCCCCTTCAAATTGTCCTGATTCGATTTCTTCCCTGTAAGCAACCCTTATTTCGTCCATTGTTTCGTAGTATTCGCTCCAAATTTCGCTGTTCGTGGAGTCGAAGTAATGAACCACGAAACCGTCCATGTCTTCGGTGACATAAAACGTAATGTCTTTTTGATCGGTGTTCATCATTAATAGTCCCTTCCTTTGATTTGAACGAAACCGCTTGTATCGGCTTTGGCTTTGCCTTTCGCATACAGAGCAACAACAACGCCGGCCGGCTCAATATGCCGCACGTCCGTATCGTCACCGTCAACTACTTTCCAGCCGCGAAACTCGGACGGTATCTCCGAGCGGTGCAAGAACACCACCGCCGTGCGCTGATTTGCCACATTGGATAAACCCTTGACGGAAACCGTGCGGGGAGTGAGCGCCGAGAATGAGTAAGTTAAATCGTAATTTCCGGCGGTTTTCCCCTCAAGCTTGCGGCTCGGGTGTTTTGTGTAATCGTAGAATTGAACGTCCGCAAAAATCTGAAAAATTGTCCGACCGTCGATTTGAATATTCTCGAAAGGAATGTCGGATGTACCGTTAGGACGTACAAGCGGTATCAATCCGAGTTTTTCGGCGCGGCGCTTGTGAGTCCAGATATCAGCGCACATGGAAAGCATAAAAGCGCGGATGTGCTGGTTAAAAAATTCGGTTTTCGCGGCTCTTGCGGCTTGCACGGAATTAAAAGCACCGCGGCCGGCCGATTTCAGACAGCCGTCGAAACATCCGGCAAGCTTGGCAAACGGGCAAAGCTTCTCATCCGGTACTAGGTAGCAAATAGCCGTCAAGTAGCCGATTTTTTCACCCTTGACGGTTTTAGCGGACGATTCACCGAGGATAGGACGGTACGGTAGCCTCTCGGCTTGCAATTGTGCTTTGTATGGGTTTTTCACGGTTTCCCCTTAGATTGTCGGAGCGTTGACGGTGACGGTGTAGCCGAGCGATTTAATGGTCTCAAGCGCTTGCCGTGTGAGTGTTTTAGTTCCGGCAAGCCGTGCGAGTAACTTTGAGGTCTCGCAAGCCGGATAGATTGTCGGAATGCCGTAGATATCGCGGACGGTGACGGTAATAGTCATAATTTCCCCTTATAAAAGCCGGTATGCGACCGGCGGCCGGTTTAGACGATGAAATCCGGATGAGTGTTTAATCCATGCTTGGCGGCTATTGCATGGAACTCTTGGGCGGTTTTGTTTACTAGCGCCGAGCGGATGAGCGCCGATAGACTCCGAGCGGCTGTATCGCGCATATCGTTGGATAGGTAGACTTCAATCATTGCTACTTGTTTCGCTTGTGCTTTGTTCATTTCATCCCCTTAGTGAAGCGCTCCGGAGTGAAGCGCATGGAAGGAATATTAGACGATGCAATATATAAGTCAAGGTTGACGTATTGCATTTCTTCATTGTATTTATCAATTGAGAGCCAGGTTGCGATAGTCTGGCTATCGGGCGGCCAGGATTGATAGCATTTCTTGATCTTCCGTTTCCGTTCCTGTACTCTGCACCCGTAAGCCGCTAGTGAGCGGAGCGAACAACAGCACCAAATGAAGACACCAAGTAGAAAACAATTGAGAGAAGCTATAAAGGACAAAGATATCGGGAGTATTCTTCACGTCCCTCGCGGAACGCTAACAGCCAAACAAAAAGCCTTCGCTCAAGCGCTTGTATTGGATAACACGACCGGCGCTGAAGCTTATCGCCGTGTGTATAGCAGCAAAGCCAAGCCGAAAACCGCAGGGGATAACGCAAGTAGATTGAAGGCCGATATCAGGATAAAAGCGGAAATACAAGCGTTAGAGCATGCGAAACAAGTAGCGGCGTGGCATTCCGCCGAAGCTTTGCGCTCGCTTGTGATATCTACACTCACCTCGGCAATCATTGACCCGGAAACAAAGCCGGCTACAAAGATCACCGCGGCAAAGATTCTCGGGACGGTGACAGAGGTCGCAGCATTCACCGAGCGCAAAGAGGTAACGCACGTCAAGGACAGCGGCGCGATACGCGATCAAATCATGACGCAATTGAAGACGATGCTATTGAATACGGATGACGCGCAGGACGTCGACGCGAATTCGCTGCTGACAGAATTGACGGAGCCAGACACCCACCGCGGGGGTACACCCCCAAATGCAGAATGGGACTCCGACGCGCGCGTGCATAGTAATCCCCTCGAACCATCCCAAGATATTTCCGATCCCAGCGAAGACCCCCCGTCACCTGCGGAAACGAGATAGGTGGGGGGGATATTTTTTGTGAAAAAAGCAATGTTGTCATTTTGAGTCTGGTAACCGTTACCAGCAGCAAGTTTTATGCCAGATATACAGATCAATCGAGAAATGGTGATGCGTCGTCGGGAGAGGACGTATGAGGAGTGTTTGGGGGTAGGGATGACGCCGGCGCAGAAGGAAGTGTTTTTGGTGATAGATGAGTGGTGGAAGCGGTATGGGTTTGGTCCGTCTATCCGGGATATCTGTCGGATACGTGGGAAGGCGGGGATGGGGAATAC